CATTCCACCTATCTGCATGAGAAGGGCGCTCTTCTGCATTCGCTCCCCTTTATCCCCGCTTCCGATGAACTGCCTTATGATGTCCTTGTACGCGTTAACGCGGATCACGCTGTCGTTCTCGACGCTGTTGGCGTCCGGATTATTGGTTGCCGCAACCGTCGCGACTCCCGTCGCCGCCGCGTTTCCTTCGCTTCCGTCCGTGATGACCACGTCATCATCGTTGTTCTTGTTGATAATTTCTGGCTTTTCTACTTTTTCTTCTATTTTTTCCTCAAAGCCTCCAGGAAATGCGCTTATCTGTGTGTCCTCCTGCACGGATTCAATAGGAAGTTTCTCACCCATTGCTTCCCCTAGTCCTTCCAGTCCCAGATAGGTCTGCCATCCTCTTTTTGCGAATGATTTGACATCTGCGGTTGAAGTGCCTAGAAGCTGCCGTGTTCCTGCAAGGTCACGTGCTCCGCCGGGCCATTTTGATCTGTTTTTGATTGCCGCACGCATGGCTTCGTAGCCAACTTTGAAAAGAGGTCTAAGATATGTTACCATCTATCCCCCTATACGTTCTGCCAACCCTGTGCGACTCCTGCTCCAAAAATTCCTGCGCCAAGCGCCTGTGACAGTGGATTTGTCATTGGAGAGGTTCCTACAGTGGTGGCCATTTGACCTGACGGAACGCCCCTGAAGATGTCTGACATCCATGAGAAACGTTGCTGCGGGTCATACCTGTTAGTCAGCATCGCCTTGTATCGTGCATCCAGTACCTGTTGGTCACGCTGTTGCTGAACGGAGCCTGCACCCATGAGGGACGCCACGTCAGCTTGTCCTGCTTGCTGCGTCTGTAGACCCATTCCTGCCGTCATTCCTGCGGCCGTTCCGTACCGTTGCATCTGATTTTCGAAGTCCCCCCTCGCTAATCCCATTGCCGTGCCGAATCCCTGTGAAAGGGACTGGCCAATGCCTAGCGCCTTTCCACCGAGTAATTCAGCGTGTGTTATTCCTTGTCTTGATCCACCAAAAGCTCCTTTTCCTGCGGCGCCTAGATTGGCTTGGTTGATCGCCTTGTCATACTGCTCTGATATTCCCTGTGTTACGTAGTCCTGATAGGGATCCAGAAATTTTTTATAGGATTCAGGATCAAACTCCCCCGTGGCGAACTGGTCGGCGTATCCTTCCGCCTTGTCCATGAAAGGTTGCCACGCCCCTATGCCTTTCCCCGCCATTTGGAAGGCTTTCAATTGATCCGGGGTGAAGCCAGCGACTTCCTGTGCCGGAATAGGTCCTGCACCTGATGGCTGCGCTATGTTAGCGGCCTGATCCATGAGCCAGAGGAACTTAGCCTCCATCTCAGGGGTCATGTTCTGTATGTTATATGTATAATCCTCGTCTATTGGATATTCTCCACCGCCTGGTGGTGCACCGAATGCCATTATGCTCTTGCCTCCTGCGCTGTTTCCGATTCAGGGTCGAGCCGGTTCATCAGTGAATAAAGTCCGTCCGCTCCCCCTGGAAACCTGTTTGTTGCCTTTTCAGTGAAGACGAACTCGCCGTTCGAGAGCGCCACTGGCTGAATGGAATCGGATTTCCCGGTCCCCGGACCAACGGCCTTTCCCCCTGCGGTGTAGTCGTCTATGTAACCGCCACGGTTACGGAACGATCCGTAGTCCCCTGGCGTCTGAGTTGTGTAGTATGGGTTTCTCCATCCGTGCTTCCATATTTCCTTCGCTTCCTCGTATGGAATGCCGTAGCGGTGTGCCCATGATCTTATTCTTTTTTCCTTCTGCTTTTCCCAGATCTCCTCTTCGCTCATTCTTCCGCCGTAGAGTCCTGCGACCTGCGGAATGAGTGACGCCATGATGTCGACGTTCTCGAGTCCTAGCATCGCACCCATGCTTCCTATTCCTCCCTGTTTTATCGCTTCTGATTCAAGAGCACCTGGAGTACGCGTGAAGTATCCCCCTATTTCAGGAAGATCTTGATTAACCATCGGAGAACGGGTAACTTGAGGAGCGAGATTCATGGCCGGAGGTGGTTGTGTATAACTTCTCATCACAGGATCAGGAACATTTTCCATAGATCCGTACACGTCCATGATGTTTGTATTTTTTGGATCTTCCAAGAATGTTTGCTTTCCAAATTCAGGTACCGCTAAGTCTCTGTACCCTGTAATATCCCCTCCTGTTGTAATAGGATCAAGTGTATTTCCTAAGGCGTAGTCATACCAGCTAGCCGTAGCATCGCTTCCGGCTGCTTTAGCCATTGCGTTGTATGTTTTAGCTGCGTCCGCCCCCTGCATAAAGGTGAATGGCATTGACGCCGCACCGGCCCACATCGCCGACCTTTCAGGATGTTCCGACCCTGTTAGGCTCGCGATTCCGTAGTTGAGCGCCGCGTTCTTCAGCGCGTTGGAGACCATTGGCGATCCGACGCCACGCGCCAAAGCTCCTTTCATTCCTTCAGCTTGCATTAGATTTGCCATCCAACTACCACTGCCGGCGGCAGTGCTGCTTGCTAAGTATGATGACAGGTATGGCGCCGCAACTCCTAATGCCAGCAGTCCAACTGGACTGTTGAGCATGTCCTTCGCGCCCTTGAATATGTTTTTAAATCCTTTGTCTAGCCAGCCCATTATACTTTCCCCGCTATCGCACTTAGTACTTTATGAATCGCCACCTGGACTTTCACGTCACGTCGTATGTGCTGAACAGCCGTGGCAGTTGCAGGGTCAGAAACGTCGTCTTCGGCTTCCTTGTCGGAGCCGTATTCCTTTCCTGTTAGTGTGTTGGTAATAGTGACTTCCGCCGGTACCACGATCTGGGGAACCTTCTCCCCGTTGATGGTTACGTATTCCACTACTCCGTCATCATTTATAGGCATTTTTTATCCTTATAGCAAGTATTAACTTATCTCAAGCACAGAAATAACAATGTGGAGCTCATTCCCCGCCGATGCCTGTGCCTTAATTATTTCATTTTGTTGTGCAACCAGGGGTTGCGTCAGTAATTCCAGTGTTCCATTGGCTGTCAAGGCTTTTGTTTTAAAAAGGCTAAAGACAGCGCCAGAAGAATCCACCAAGGTCAAAGTAATGGTGGGGGTAGCCCCCGCATCTTCCGACACAAGAATTGACTTGATAATTCCCGTAGTTGCATCCGGTACAGTATACACTGATTCATTGTCAGTATCCACTAAATCCATCTTATAATTTTTATACGTATTAGCCATCTATCCTATAAACCATGCGACAGCTTCGTCATCGTTCCTTAGTTGTTCTGGTGTGTAGGAACTGTTTAAAAGCCTAATTAATTGATCCAAAGACGTCACAAGTTGGTTAATCTGTGAAGCATTGTACTCCTCCGGTGCCTGCGGCAATCTTGGTAGGGTTATCTGTGACATTATCTCCTCCCGTCCGGCCTGATCTCGGCTCGGTAAGTGCCAAATCTCCACGCCGTATCAAGCGTGGAACTTTCTATTCGTATCGCTCCCTGCCGTCCGCGCGCACGCGTGTCCACTTTATTTGTGCTTGACGTCACTGGGAAAGGGCCGTTGGTTCTTTGCGTCGATGTTGGGTAGTCACGGAACTTCAGTGAAACATTCACCGTTCCTGCAAGATTCTTAAAGTCCGGAATAAATCTTTTTATTGACATGAGATGTTCCCCTGCCTGCGGAATGACAAATTCACCTGACTCCACGTATGAAGTCATGGCTGCGCCGTCCGCGTTGTTTCCTTTCTCCTGCGCGTACATGTAAGTTCTTCCCGCCGTCAGTCCTGTTATTGTTGTAATGGTGTCAGTTGTATCAGTTGGTGCATAGTCGGTGGCGTAAGGAAAATTGTAGACTCCCTTATCGGCCCAGCTTGTTCTAGAAAGAGTTCCTACATTCCACACCCTTTCCTTAATATTATACGTAACACAACGGTCAATTTGTGAAGATCCATTTGTAGGATAAAACCATGTCACTTCATTAAATTCACTGTTTGCCGCTGCAAAAACATCCTTCTGGTTTGCCTCGTCAATGTCCGTAAAAACATAATCCTCCACGCTGCATGGAATCTTTTGAACTGTTCCATCAAATTGGAAGAAAGAATCACGGCCCATCCAGAATGCCGTTCCGTTAATTTCAATTGCCGCATGAAGACCTACTGTTCCGCAGTTGGATCCTAATTGAGAAAATCCAAAAATGAATGGAGCACCAATCAATTGCATTTGGTATAATGCCGTATCACTCCAGATAAGAACAGCGCCACGTGAACGCTTGGCGGAAATAATTCTGCTTCCGTCCGTTAGTCGCTGTGATCCTGCTGTATTTGTGGCAGTGGGGGTCCATGTATTGACATCATCCTGTGCACACCAACGAATGAACATGTCATCCTGCGTAGAATCGTCCCCGATGGTTGTTTCCGTCCCTAAAAGAATAATAAAGCGATCCGTTCCTGAAACAAGCATCAAACGACTTTTTGTTGGAGCATTTGAAACTGTTGTATTCGTTGCAATATTTGTCATCGGATCTGCTAATCCTCCTGAAGTATCCCAGTAGTAAAGCTTGCCGTTAAGATGCTGGCAGAGGGCGTCCTCGCCCCAGTTATCCAATGACCATTTTCCTGAATCCAATTGAACACTGTTGGGAGCAGCCAAGGTTGAACGTGATGTTCCCCATCCTGGCCCACCTGAAGCGCCACCCCACGGTCCTGCGCCAAAGCCATATCCTAGAATGGAAGTGGCTGGATTGGTATTTATTTCATAAGTAGCATTTGCAGTGGCAACCACTGCACCAGTGCTTGTAGCGGCAGATTTGGCAATGATGGTGTATACGCTTGTAGATGTTACGGATTGAATTTCAAATTCTCCTTCGAGATTAGCGGCGGGAATTCCATTGATTGCGCCGGACACAGTGTCAATCGTTACAAAATCTCCTTCAATTGCTCCGTGCGCCGCATCTGTAATCTTTACGGAAGTTGTTGAATCAGTCTCGAATCCTGTGATGTTTCCCGTCCCAGTCGCACGGTTTGGGGTAATATCATACCATTTTCCCTGTGCGTAGGTATAAAGTTTCTTGTTTGTTCCTACAATGGTGTATTGGTCGCCGTCCAGCGAGAACCATGTGACGATTCCGCGCGTGGCACCAACGA